TGGGATAATTACTATTTAATATGTTTCTAACTAGTTATAATTCAAAAAGTCAATTTCTAAAATCTTTTAGAAGATTCTATGATCTTGAAAAACTAAGTAATGAAGAAATGTGTGATTATTATGATTGGTTATTGAAAATGAGACATGATTGTTTACATTTTTGTTTAAGTTTGGCTTTTTTTGGAGAATGGATACCTGAAAAGGAGATTTCTACTATCTTTATTGGTTATGATTCCTGGGGACATGATCAAACACCTGATATTGTCTTAGTTCATGAAAAAGAAATTTTTCTAATAGATGTTTCGGTTACCAGAGACTATTATAAGGTCGAAAGTGAAAAGACTAGGAAATATCAAAAATTAGTGAATTCTCTAAAAATCTACACCAAAAAGGAAGTTTTTTTTATTCCTTTCATCTTGGATCTTAATAATTATAACTTTTGCTCAGAAAAGGAGAAGATAGATCCTATACTTCCAGGTGATATAGATGAGAGTTTTTTTACAGAAGGACTTCAAATTTTTGATACAAAGAAAGATCAATTGAATAGTTATGTAAATCGTGATTTTTTTCGAAATCATTTGAGAAGTAAATACTTTAATTCCGAAGAAGTCGGTATTCTATCTGATACAAAAATAGAACCCGAATTATTGGATAAAATTTTTAATAAAAAATATCCTCATTCCTTGAACTTGGAAGTTAATGAAGAAGAAATTATAAATTTTTCAAAATATTTTTTGGAAAATGAGTCATTGAAAAAAGATTTTTATGACACAGAAAATAATTCCTCTCAATATGAAAAAGCTTTCCATGAAATTCAATCTAAACAAGAAAAATATGAAAAGAAAAATCAAATCAGTTTCTATAATTTATTCCCAATACAAGAAGACATCCTACCTGTGTTTGAGGGAGATTTTTGTGAACAAAGAATGATTTATCAGTTATGTCACTTTGTAACCGGTACGGAATTAGAAGAGAAAGATGATCCTTGTTTTCATTTTTTATATAAAATCTTTAATGGAATAGATTCTTTTGACCCTTTCCAAAAAAGAAAATTTGAATCTGGAATATTTGTTGATAACGAAAAAGAATTAAAGGAAGAATACAGAGAGAAAAAACTTAAGGGTTTGTCTTTTCAAAATTATTTACAAGAAAATAAGATAATTCCTACTAGCCCTATTAAACAGGAAAGACCAAAATCAATGAGGTTTCCACTTGGTGAATATTCTAGAAAAGAAAGAGAATTTTATGATGATAGTAACACTGGTTATTATAAAGAAAAATTTAAACATGCTAAGAAAAAAGAAAAAAAGACTCAAAATTATGATGATCATTCAGACATTTCTTTTTATAAAAATTTCCTTATGAAAGACAATATGGATTTATATGGCAAAACACTTGAAGATATGAAGACTTTCCTATTGAAGAAATCAGAAGAAATAGTTGACCATCCACAACTTAAATTATTGAAGAAACAATCAATATTTGAGATTTCCCCTTTCTTTTGTAAGTTTCTTGAAAGAAATTATTGCAAAGTGTTATGGTTTGCACACTTGTTTTATTCTCAATTAATGCATATTCTTTCTTATAGTGATAAGGAAAATCAATATACTTTTTTTAATTGTGGATCACCAAATAGAATTTGTATTGTTTTGGGAGGTTACAAGTCTAAAGATACTCAAACACCAAAAGCATATATGGAATTAGTAATAACTAGAGAACCAGAATTTTATAAGGAAAGTGTTTTTGGTAGATTATATAAGAAAGAATTAAGACTTGGAACATGGCTTGTTTGTACAAATTGGAGAAGAGTGACTTTAGATAGATGTACCTTTATGAGGGATTCCTTCTATTCTGTTTTTTCTAGTAGTGTTTCATTTTTCGAAAATATTGGGTTGGCAAATGAGTTATATTTTCATGAAATGACAGCTATAAAATCTATGATTTCTCTTTGTCCAAAACAACAAGTCCAAGAATTGTTAATGGATAGTAGATATGCTATAATGTCCTCTTTTTCAATTTATACGAATATATATGAGTTATTAACAACAAAGTTTGAACCCCCTTATTATTGTGCTTTAAGTTGTTGGATAGTGCATAAACTTTTTAATAAACTTCCAAAACAAACCAAAAAAATATTAACCGATCCTGGTTGTATTCTTTCTCCTGTTCCTGAATTTGAAGGTGATCAAATAAGAAATAAAACAAAAGGTGGGAAAGTTAATCTTCATTCAATCTGGACTGATTTTGAAGTGACAAACATCGAACAAATTCTGGAGGAAACATTTATTTACGTACACACAATGAAAGAACCCGCTAGTTTATACCATGAAAAAATAAAAGCAGTTAACACCATTTTAAAATTTCAAGAAGAGTTTGATAATGCTGGAGATGAGAAATATGGAAAGGTGAATACTTTCAAGGAAATGCTTGAATTTGCATCTACAAGATTTCAAGACAAGAAAGAAAAATATATTGGTTACTCTTCTAATGTAATTTATAATTCTTTTAAGAATTTAATTGAAATAATTAAACCAGATTTTAAAAAGATAATAAATGATGTATTAGAAGAATCTATCGGGGAAATAGTCAGTACAAAAGCTGTTATACATGATATTGGTAGAAATTATAAAATAAGTGATGAAGACAGAAAATCTGTAATGAAAAGGATTTTTAAGAGAATGAGAAAAATAGAAAAAATATCCCCGGAGGACACAGAATTCGAAAAATTTTATGGAAAATACAAGGAGGAAAAAGATAAAAAAAGATTCATTTTGGAGAATATGTCAAGTTATTATCACTCTAAACCTAGACAAAAGGTGTGGGAAACAATTTTAGATGTTTTGGAAGATAATAAATCTCTTAGAACTGTAGAAGAATTTTTAGATCTATATCTTAGAAAGGAAGAAGGGGAAATGGAAGCTGATATATGTATAAAAGCTCAATATGGTTCTAAAAGGGAATTTTATGTTGTTAATATAGGGTGTAAAATTTATGCGAGAATTATTGAAAAGTTTTTTTATTATCTCTGTTGTAATTGTGTTAGTGAATGTATATCTATTCCAGGTGATAAAAAAATGATTAGTATGCAATCAATGTTAGATAAAGCTAGTTTTTACTGTGGTGAAAATAATTTGAGTATGGTTTATGTCAACGGGGATTGTACAAAATGGTCTGCAGCAGAAACAATGGGTTCATTTTTAACAATGGTTGAAGTTTTGAAAGAATATCTTCCGCTAAATTTTTATAAATTATTAAGAACAGGTTTTTCTCTTTGGGCAGACAAAAAAATCAATATACCTATCGAATTAATAGAAAAACTTATTCCAAACTCGGATATTTTGAAGGAAAAATTTGAAGAAAACAAAATAAACTTATCGAAACCACAAATTTCTAGTACTCAAAATTTTTTGCAAGGAATGTTTAATTATGCTTCCTCTTTGAAAGCTTCTTCCTGTAATTATTATATGGAAAAAATTTGGCAAACAATATATCCTGAAACAAAATTGAGAGTTTTTCATATGGAACATTCAGATGATTATGTTCAAATTATATGTTTTGAAAACAAGAAGGAATTGGAGGACTATAGAAGCCTTTACAAATTATTTATGAAATTTCATGGATATAATGATAGTGCAAGGAAAACAAGTTGTCAATCTTTCTTCATGGAATTTGTTTCCTTAATGTCTTTCAATGGTCAAATGTTATACCCAAAAATCAAGAAAACCAAAGAAATAAATCTTTCTCTTCCATGTACTTCATATAAAGATGACTGCGAGGCTGCTTTGTCTAGAAGTGGGGAATGTTTAAGAATGGGCTGTTCATTGTCTTTTAGTTATTTCTTTCAGAGATTGCATAATTATTGTTTGGCCGAGGCATATTCTCTTCTAGAAGGAATGTCAAATCATATATCCGGAAGAGATATTTTTAATGAACCAATTGAAATGTACGGTATTCCAGACCAATACCCCCTTTTTTCACTCTATTGTAAAGGAAACATAAATAACTATAGAATTTTTACTTTTGGAAATGAAGAACAAAAGAACAATATAAAAGGGTTATATTATTTGGGCAACAAGTATCAAAAAATGGATTTAGTTGAAAGACAAAAAGATGGGTATGAAAATATTCTCTATTCTCCTCATTTTGTTTATGATCAATCTAGTCAAATAGTGAAAACGTTTAGAAAAAAACTTGGTTTAACATATGAATATGTACTTAAATTTTGGGAAGAAAATCCAGAGTATAGATTTTTGAAGCCCAGGGATCCTGTGAAACTTTCAGAGTGGTTAAAAGTTAAATTTTATGATAGGGCTTTTTTGGAGGCATATACAAAAGTTTCTAGAACTCGAATGACAATGAGGATTTCAAGATTTGTAAATACAAAGTGTACAAGGTTTACTCTAGATGAAAAATTCAACCTAGAAGAAAATTATAAATCTGAAGAAACATTTGAATTCTTAACTATAAAGGAATCATATGAGAAATTGAAAAAAGAAATGGTTCCGACAGAAATGGAGAATTCCACAAAAACATTATTGAGAGCAGATGCAACCGCAACTACCATTTATGATTATGTTGAGAAAATGACAATTTTTCACAACTGCTATATGAAAAACCCAAACATTACTATTGGATGTTTAACTCCTCATAAACCGAAATGGATCTACCTAGAAAATAATCCTGGTATTCTTTTACAATATTTCTTGAACAAAAAGAATTTCATACTAGATCAAAGAAAAATTAAAAGTGATTATTCTTTGGCCAGAGACATGGAAAAGATTAATAAATATTGGAAACTAGAAGATGTAAAAACCCCTATTCAAGTACAAAATCTCTTCAATGATTTGGTCATAAATAAAGATAGAAGAATTCTTCACATGGGTTACGACAGGAAAAATGAAACATTACATTCCAGTATAACTGATCAATTATGTTTTAATCTGACAAAAGACTCAATATATAATGTGGTTTCTGGTTCCATTTCAATGATAAAAAATCCTTTTAATGAAAAGAAATATTACGTATCAACTCACGTACTTGCTGAAAATACATATCAACAATGTCTTGAAACAATTGCATTAATCTATGTAATTTTAAGAAGAAGATATGATTACACTGTTGAAGGGATCAAGAATTTTCTATCCTGTTTGAATTTTAAAACAAAAGGAGAAGGGAAGGAATTAGAGAATACTAGTTGGAGAGAAATCTTAAACATTTTTCATCCAGATTTTTTCGAAAACATTCCCACACATATAGATCTAAAGAAACAAGCTGCTTTTTTAAGATATGTATTGTTAAGTGAGTCTAATACAGTAAAATCTTTGGTTGATGATATTTATTCCTACGCCTATAGATATGAGAAAATGGGGGTTTACAAGGATAACAAATATACAGGTGAAACAATTTGTTCATTCGTTTATCTGAATAAAAACTTCAGGTTTAAACAACAGGACAACAACATTCCAAGAATGTATACCAATACAAAAGATAAATCAATTAATAAATCTGCTTGGTGGGTGTGTCTAAGATTGGCAAACATAATTTCAGAATCTCAATTTAAATATAATCTCTACAACTATGACCCTAATACTTATACAGAAAAAATAAAGAGAAAGAAAGATTTTAAATGTTACATGGCTTTTTCAGAAAATAAATTATTCTGGGAATACACAAAAACAGGGTTTGGATTACCAATATTCTATATTGAAGAAAAAATTAAAGGAGCAATGTATGAACATAAATTAAAGAACAATATGATACCAAGTTGTAATAATTATACATTTGATGTTCATATAGGTAAACACAAACTTTTTAAAATGCCATACTGGTTTTGTAAACAATATAACGTTATTGAAAAGAAAAATCATGTTGGTGAAATTTATTTAGAGGGAATAGAACTCAATTATTTTATCGAACATAAATTATTTGAAAATATATTATTAGAGAAAACACCTAGACAAGTTAATTGGAAGGAAATACCTATGTGTGAAGAAACATTGCAATTTGCTTTAAAATATATTGTAAAATGTAAAGGAACATATAATCTAGGAAATTTTAAATTGCTTTCAGACATTGAAAAAGAGAAAGAGAATCTTTTAAAGAAGTTTGCAGAAAGAAAAGAAAACAAAATTAAAGAAAGAGAGTATGATGAAGCTTTTGAAGAATTAATAGACAAAGAAAGAGAGGAGAAAAAGAAAAAAGAAGCAGATATGTTTGATTTCAGTTTTATAGAGTTGATGGGTTATTCGGATGATGAAGAAAAAGATTTTAATGATGAATTAAATGAAGAAACGGACTTTAGAGACGAATATATTATGAACGATGATGAGGTAACAATCCTTGAAAGAGAAGAGGAGGAAAACTCACCATTTATAGAGTCTGGATTTTTCAGAAACTTTTCTTTATGTCAACCAAAGAGAGAAATAGCAATCAGTAAATGGTCTCAAATAAAAGGTCCTCTCAAGAACATATATAATTATAAACCCATTCTTTTTAATGTTCTGGATGGTATTTCAAAAAATGAAATAATTCCAACGAATACTTGTTATTCCAATATTATTTATCTTTTAAAGAAATATGAAGAGACAACAAATAAAGATTATAAATTGAAAACTCTACTTGTTTATCTATTCTATAGATTTTTCTTTAAGACATTAAAAAATAATTTTTATTACACTGATGAACAACATCATATAAGAATGATTGACTATGAATTTGTTTTCTTCAAAAAAGGTATTTTCAACATGGAGACCAAAGAAAAAATAATTAAATTAAAGGGAAGAGATTTTTATCTGGAAAGAGTGTTGAAAGAAGACAATGATATTTGCATAATGATTTCCAGGATAGAAAACCTTCCAAAAGGATTGTTCGAACAATACATAAACTTTTCACCTTATGAAGAAGTCATGGAGCACGTATCAAAAGAGTTAACAAAATCAAAAATAGAAACTTATGAAAATTTAGATTTTTTTGACTAAAAATTGAAAAAATAAAATAAACAAAAAA